GTTATTGTCAGCCATTTTTTTCTCCCTATTTCATTTTCATTCTACGCTCTTGTTCCGCGTACCTTTCATTTTCTCTCTCAATATGGTCCTTTAATAAAGTCACATATATTTCCCTTTCATACGGAATCATATTATCTAGTTCGGTCAAACTATACTTATGACTCTGCATCATCGCGAAGTTTGTCTTATAATGGTTTACAAGACTATCGTGAGAGAGGCCTACGTAAAAAAACTTTGAAGACCTCTCAACTCCATTTTATCTTCTTTTCCACAACTTTCACAAGTATATTCCACATCTTTCTTTACACTTGGTATATTTTGTAGATAATCAGATACCATTTTAAACTGAGCTGAGGTTAGAGAACTTAAAAAATCTCTAACATTATCTCTTGTTTCATCTTTTACGTTATAAACATTATCTTCATCATAAATTGTTTGCATACAATCTATTATTAAATCAAATGCTCCATCGACGGTTTTTAATTTTTCTTCATCGTAATTAGCCATTAAATCTACTGAAGGATACAGCATTTGTATACCTATCGCATCAGTTAATTGGATAACACGATTATCATCAAAATCATCCATCTCTATTTCATCTAAATTAATATTTACAGGATTTGGATGTTTACATTCCTCGTTCTGACATATTAATTTAAGTTCTACATTCTCACCAACTGATTTACTTCTCAATTTTAAAAATAACCATTCTAAATCAAAACCAGTTAATTGATTAATATCAACTTCACTGAGAATACATGCTTGAGCAACATCTTTCATTGCTCTCACAATTTGCTTATTATCTTTCGATTCTAAAGCAACCATCATTATTTTTTCTTCCTTAACTAAATAAGGTCTATAATCTATTTCAACTCCGGTTGATGGTAGCTTAGTGCTATACCGGCTTGAATTCACTACTGGCAAAGCCATATTTTTCTCCTATTATGTAATTAAATCCAGTACCGCATTAGCTGCTGATACTGACGATGATAAGGTTCCTTCTGCAACGAACTTATCATATTTCCAATCAACGGTTAAAGTGGATAATCCATCTTTTTCCTGATTCAATTCAAATCCACTTATAGCTTTAGGATAAGCCTTTTCTAACCTAACACCATAAATGGGAATGTGCTTTTTATTTAGCATTTGTATTACTACATCTACTGCATAATCATCTTTATAACCAACGATATTACCTTTTACATCTACAATACCGTCCATCCAATTATCAAACATCCTACGTATATACATATCGTTTGTGACTACAAATTCCATTTTGCAGTCCTCATCGATAAAATCGTATGGATATGAATTTTGTTGTTCTTCAACACCATATTCAAAAGTACTTAAACTTCTTCCTGGTAAGTTAACTTTTTGACATAATAAACTAATATCCCTTGGGTCATTAATTATATTTTTTAAATTGAATCCACCACTTAAAGCACCAGCTAAAAGTGTACTACCATCTAAGTTTAATAAACTTTGCTCGGGAGGTGTGAATATAACATTGAATCTGTTTGTGACAGCTAAACCACCATGTTTGTTAAAAGTCGATTTTAAATTGTCTATATTCATATTCTTTTCTTCGATTCTGTCCAAACAGTATTTTTGTTGGCTTTTCTAAATTGTTCTACTGGTAAGAATGTTGCTATTTCCCATTCGGTTATAGGAACTCTTACAAACTTTGATTTAACGTGTTTAGCTAAATAGTGTTTAAAACAAGGTTTGAACTCTCTATATTTTGCACTACCCTTGAGTAAATCATATCTCATTTTAGTTAAACGTGAATTTGGTTTTGGATTCTTTGGTCCTAAAGCTAATAACTTATCTAAGAATATCGCCCTGATATCAGGAGGAAGATAATGTAAGTTAATACCATAGAATCCACCAGGGGCTTCATCAACCATAATGGTAAGAGGAAACCTATCATAATATGGTAAAGTTTTCTTGAGTTTTGGATCGTACATATACATATACATTTCACCAATTACACTCGTTCCTTGTGGGTCTAAAGCATCATCACTCATTAACGATGCAACAGATGGTCTGTTTAGTCCTTGGACTTTATCCTGAAACCACTTAATACTTTCCTTCGTCCTGCCTGATACACCAGCACGGAAAGCTTGAGCCTGTAATGTGTCAAATAAACTAGCCATATAAACTATTTATATCAAGTGTTAAGTACTTTGATGCCTAGATTCTTTAAAGTTTCCTCAGTCCAAACTTGAAACTTCCAACCTTTATGCCTTGCATATTGGTCAGCTGCTTCCCATTTGTCCTGGTTTTTTGAGAATGTCAGTACTTCGTTAATATATCTTTTGGTCTTTCTTTTTGGTTGTTTTGGTGGTTGTGTTTCTTTTTTAGGTTTAATCTCTACTAGATATGTTTTTCCATTTGTCATTTCAACATATAAATCAACAAAATACCTATGTAATTTCTTATCCACACTACATTTGTAAGGTACAACAATCTCTTCAGAACTCCAAGCTCTGACTTTATTATTGTTCTCACACCATCGAAAAGCATTTCTTTCCCATAAAGAACGAAATACTACGTTATTTGAGTTGCCCAAATACTTATCTGGGTTTTTTATTTTGTATCTACCTTTGTAAGCCATATAAATAATACTATAGTTTTAATTTATTTATAAGGTATTTATATGGCTACATCGAACAATCCAACACAAAATCCTGAAGGCGGAGGAAGAAGTCCTGATTTGATATTTCCTCAGCATTTAGCTCAGTTAATAGCACAGGATGTCAGTCACCCGCATTTAATTATTACAAATAACGAAGACCAAGAAGCAATATTCTTACCGGTTCCCGCATCATTATCATTAGGAGATGGTGCTAATTACGAAGGTTTAGATAGAGCAACCTTTCAAACAGCAGAAGCTTTTTCAAAAGAAGGTGCTGGTAGTTTAGAAGCTGCAGATAAATTAGCTATGGGATTAAGCCAGATAAAGAATTTTCCAGGTGCAGATATATTAGCAAAAGACCAAATGTTTAGAAATAGAGTTGCTTTAAATCCTATGCAAGAGATGGCTTTTACTGGAATGAGTATGAGAGAACTATCCTTATCATTTGATATGGTTCCAAGAAACGAGGATGAAGCTCAAACAATTAGAAATATAGAAAAAAAATTAAGAAAGTTAATGTATCCTGAGAAAGCTGGTACAACTGGATTTTCAGTTAGATACCCAGCAATGTTTACTTTACAGTTTATGTCAGGGGAAAAGGAATCTCAATTCTTTCCTTTATTTCATCACGCATATTTAAAAGGATTAGAAACAAACTTTAGAGGTCAAGCTGGTGGTTATCATAGAACAAAGGATAATGATTATATGGGTTTAAAACACACAATTTCTCTAAGCTTCGCAGAAGCTAGAATGTTAACAAGAAATGATATTGTAGAATTACCTGAGAGAGGAGAAATGGCAAAAAATCCAGAAATCACAGATGCTGATGCATCAGCAGCAGAAAAAGCAGGTAAAGGAGGAAAAGACTAATGCCATACTTTAGACAATTTCCAAAAGTAGATTATGACTTTAATCGTACAGGTGCTGTTACGCAGATGTTAGATATATTTCGTTCGGTTAGACCTTTACCAGATTTAGTTGATAATTTTTCAGGATATAGATTTTATGAGATTAAAAATGGTGAAAGACCAGATTTAGTATCACAAAGATTATATGGAACACCAGATTTTTATTGGACATTCTTTGTTGTAAATGAATTTTTACATGATGGTTATAGAGCATGGCCAATGAGTCAAGAAGATTTACATGCTTATATGGAAAAAGAATATGATGGTAAAGTATTAGAAATACAAACAACATCAACAACAGATATTGATGGAAATATAGAAACAATCAATAGTATAGCAGGTAAATTTACTATAGGAGAAGATATAGTTGGTCAAACATCAGGCGCTAGAGGTAAGCTAATAAAGAAAAATATTGATATGAATCAGCTTATTGTAAGAGGTGGTACATCACAAGCTTTTATTGGTGATGGAACTAGCAACTTTATTGAAGAAATTGTAGGTCAATCGAGTACTGATAGAGTTAATACACACAAAGTTTATAACTACGCAGATGCACCTTATTATTACTATGACGAAAATGATGGCGATAAATTACCAGTCACAAATGCTTTACATATTGAAGGTGGAGTTGCTACATCAGATTTAGCATATCAATCTTATAGAAATTTTGAATTTGAAAGAAATGAAGAACGTTCAAAAATACGTTATGTTGACCCTAACTATGTCGAACAGTTCGTGAATCAATTTGAAGAAATATTAAATGTCTAGTACACAAACAGATGTCACCAATATTACAGGTGCGATTACACCCAGTTCCTTTTTAATTAAGAAGGCTTTATTATACCCATCAAATAAAACAGAACCTGTAGATATTAGAGATATGATTCTTAAAATGGATGTGGAAGAAAGTTTAAGTAATCCATTTATTATATTAGAAGCCTTCGTTCAAGATGGTGGAAACTATTTTAGTAGATTGAGATTAAATGGAAATGAGAAAGTAGAATTTATAATTGGTCGAAGAAAACAAGCAGATTCAGAAGCTTTAGATGAAGACCAAAAATGGGAAATGACACTTACTTTAATTGATGTATTTCAATACTCTAGAATGAGTGCTAATAAACAATACTACACATTAAGAATGGTCTCACCTTGGGTTGTGACTGATGCAGCAAAAACTGTCGTAAATGAATTTGAAGGTACAATGGCGGGTGCTATTGAAAAAATTCTAAGAAATAATTTAAGTATAGAAAGAATAGAAAAAATTAACACTTCAAGTAAAGGTTCAGTACAAGGAGTATTTCCATCTCTTAGTCCATTAAAAGCAGCAAGTTGGTTATTAAATAATTGTTATGAAGAAAGTACACCATTCTTTTTATATGAAACATGTAAAAAAGGAGTTTATTTAGATTCTCTAAAATCAATGTACGATAAAGATGTACAAGAAACATATGAACTTAAATCATTCTTTAGTAATACACCAGGTTCAGCTGAGTACTTTGATGAGATAAGAACTAGAATTATAAAATTCTCATCACCAATAAATTATTCTCAATTTTCAAATATTAAAAAAGGTGTATATGGTTCTGAGTTTGAAGCAATCGATATATTTAATAAAAAATTTATAAAGAACGATTATCGATATAGTGATAATACAAAGTTAAATCAATTCGAACCATTCTCAAAAAACGATGAAGTAGCTGGATTAAAGTTAAATCAAATTACAAAAGGCAGAACTTTCTATGTCAATTTAAATCCTGGTGCTTTTGAACAAAGTAATATACATCAACCATTGGATAATACTATAATGAAAGGTGAAGCTTATTATAGCGCAATGTCAACTAACGTTATGAAAATGCAAATACTTGGAAACTTTGGTTTAGAGGTTGGTAATAAAATTAGAGTTGATATAAGTAAAGCATCATCAGCTGCAGCTCTTGATGAATCAAATATGTTTGATAAGTATTTAGGCGGTGATTATTTAATACAAAAAATAGAAAGTAATTTTGAACAAAAATTTACACAATCAATTACACTAGTAAGAGATTCAGTTGGTGTAGATATTGATAGTAAAGACCCATCAGAGGCAGATCGAAATGAATAGACAAGATGAATATATAGGAAATCCTTTTCAATGGTTTATAGGTGAAGTATTAGATATAAATGATACGGTATTACACTCAAGAGTAAAAGTCAGAGCTTATGGATATTATGATGAAAGTGTAGCAAAAGAAAAATTACCTTGGGCAACTGTATTATTACCAAACACATCAGCTTCGAAGGCTGGTGTAGGAAGTACACATGGATTATTAGTTGGTTCATGGGTAGTTGGATTTTTTAGAGATGGTTATAGTGCTCAAGACCCAGTTATTATAGGTTCAATACCAACTCAAACAGATGGTACTAAAGATGTACCAACAGAAGCACATGTTGAGAATATAAAAAATAAAGTACATAAAACAGAATCAGGTCATGTTATAGAACTTGATGATACAGCTGATGCTGAAAGAATAAACATAAAACACAAATCAGGAACGACAGTATTAATTGATAAAGATGGTGGAGTCCATATTAGTTCAGTCAATGATATAGTCAATATAAAAGGTAATACAACAATCACTGGAACTTTACATGCAACAGGAGATATCAGTACTGATGCAGAAAATGGTCCAACTTTAGGAACTCATACCCACCCACAAACTGGTGGTACAACTTCAGATGCAGACAGTGGAGTAGATACAAGTAAACCTTCCTAAAGTTATAGTAAACTTGTATAAATAGTTATATGGCAGGAATATCAGAAGCAGATAAGAGTATTAAGGATGGTATTAATCCATCCGTTGTTGTTGCTAAGAAAAAGCAATATAGGGATTTAGATTTATCTTTAGCAGTACATCCTATAAGAAAAGATATAATACCTTTAGTTGATGATAGAGCAATTGCCAACGCAATTAAGAATTTATTAATATCAAACTTTAATGAAAGACCATTTCAACCTACTACAGGTGCAAACCTTAGAGGTAGATTATTTGAACCAAACGATGCAATTACACGTATTGGTTTAAGAAATGATATTAGGAATTGTATACAAAACAACGAACCAAGAGTAAGTGTAAATGGTATTAATATACAAGATGATGCAGATAGGAATTCATATAAAATAACTGTGTATTTTTTAATTAAAGAATTTGATACTCAAGAAAGCATAGATATAGAACTAAGAAGGTTAAGATAAAATGGCTACTAATTTAAACGTAACGGAACTAGATTTCGACTTAATAAAAGATAACTTAAAAAGTTTTTTAAAACAACAATCAGAATTTAATGATTATGATTTTGATGGCTCAGGATTAAATATCCTATTAGATGTACTGGCTTATAATACTCATTATAATGCTATGAATGCTCACTTTAGTTTAAACGAAGCTTTTTTAGACTCAGCTCAAATAAGAGGTAATGTAGTCACAAGAGCTAAACTATTAGGATACGTTCCACGTTCAGTTCTATCACCAAGAGCAGTAGTAAATATTGTTGCAAATGCTGGTAGTGGTTCAAATCCAACAACACTTACTTTACCTAGAGGTACTAAATTAAATACTAAATTAGATGGTGTTGAGTTTCAATATGTAGTACTCAATGACCATACAGCAACTTTAGTTGGAACTAAATATACATTCCCTAATGTCACAATTGTTGAAGGTTCATTAAGAGAATTAAAATATAGAGTTGATAATGATATAGAGAATCAGAAATTTCAGCTTAGCGATAAAGATGCAGATACAAGTTCCTTACGTGTACGTGTACAGGAATCACAAGGAGCTGGTTCAGGTGGATTTGAAATATATACACAATTTGAATCCTTAAAAGGAGTTGATGAAAACACTAAAGTGTATTTCTTACAAGAAAATCCATCAGGATTCTTTGAAATATATTTTGGAGATGGTGTCACTGGTTATAAGCCTGTAAATGATAATATTGTCACAATCGATTACGTTAAAACAAAAGGTAAAGAATCAAATGGTGCTAGTCAATTCTTTATGGTTGACCAAGTTAGTGGTAAAGTAGCAGATAATGAACCAACAGTTGTATCAAATGCAGCTGGTGGAGCTGACCAAGAAACATCAGAATCAATCAGATTTAACGCACCACTTACTTACATTGCTCAGGATAGAGCAGTCACAGCACAAGATTACGCAGCTATTATTAAAAAGAATTTTAGTAATATAGATTCTATTGCAACTTGGGGTGGTGAAGACCAAACAATACCAGACTTTGGAAAAGCTTACATAGCAGTAAAACCTTTACTAGCTGAAAAATTAACTGATGATGAAAAGACAGAAATTAAAGATGCTATATTGAAAGGTAAGAACGTAGTATCAATTACACCTGAGATTGTTGACCCATCATTTACTAGATTAGAGTTAGATGTATTCTTTAAATATAATCCAAACTTAACAGATAGAACTGCAGTTGAACTTACAACTGTTGTGAGAGATACTATTAGTGATTATAATTTTAACAATTTAAATAAATTTGATGGTGTATTTAGGCA